ACCCATGATGTGTGCTTGAAAGACAGAGGAAGAAAAGGGATATCGCGTTGAGTAAATAGTTGCACCAGTCATAGGTGTGCCTCGCTTGCATGCGCCAGCAATGGCATAGCAAACGGGATCAATCTCTACCTGAGAGTCAGTTAGCAACGAGCGTCCATCGCCCATGATCTCTCGATCACGCACAATTACACACCCGCCAGGGCATGACGGATGAGTTGAGGCAGCTCCAACAGCTTTAGCAATATCAATAAAATGTTGCTCCTTATTTTTTATATAAGTGGGATCACCTTTAGGTGCTGTCATATCACATTTGGGAGTGGTTACTCTTATATTAGGTAGTGAAACACATGATTGCGGATACATGGATTACATCAAATTCACTAAAGACATGGAAGAATATAATGATTGGAATCGTCTCGATGGACCGCACTCAGTAAACGATGCGTGGTTAGATTTTGGTACGACTGATCGTGTGCATAGCCCAAGCCATTACACATCAGGTAAGCAGGAAGTGATTGATGTTATCGAAGACACAATCAAGAATGCACCTGACGTGACGCAAGGAATGCTTCAAGGACAAGTGATGAAATATCTGATGCGACTATGGCTTAAGGACAACCCAGCTGAAGATGCTAAGAAAGCACGGTGGTATCTCGATCGCCTGATTAGCAAGATGAGTTAGCACCTTACAAATCTGAATAAACCATTTTCACAAGTAAGAGTCTCATGCTCTTGCTTGTGCTCTAGTAGTTTGTTGAAGATATGATCAGAAGCAATAGAAGTGTGCTTGAACTCAACTGTAATGCCTTGATCAAACCCTGGCAACTCTGGGTCATACCATTTAACAGGACGTAAATATTCCCATGGGTCCAAGCCCTGAGAGACCCATGCATTCAACTCTTCTAATCGTTGTGCAGTCTTAATGATATGAGCTTCGTGAGCAATTTCAATAGGCAAGGACTTGAATTCATTATTGCTTAGCAATGCATGCTTCCACATCAATGAACCATCCTTGTGGATCAAACGACATGGATGAACACGACTGCCAGATGGCATTGTATAGAAAGCTTCAGGAGATATATGCCTACTCATTACACGTCTCCCCTGTGCTCTTCGTAATGTTCTAGGTCTTTGAACCAGTTATCACCAGCATACTCATTGTATATAATCCTACCGATGTCACGGAAGGTGTTATGGAATAAAGTGACCTTATCAATATCACTAATGGTTGCATCCAAAGGTGGGCCATAGATTAATACATTCCAGGTTGAAGGGCAAACTGATTCAAAGCCCTTAGAAGTAGCTCGAAGTTGTTTAATGCGACGAAAAGGAATACAAACAGGATAATCCCATATAACCGGAGTCGCTCTGACGATTTCTGATGCACTAGTAAAAAATACAAAACTGTTTATATGGTTATTGCGATACTCATTAATAGTTTTGTTTAACCACACACGAGTGTTTCGCACTGCACCCTTAGGTGCTACCCAGACATTTCCATGCCAGTGTTCCTGGAGTGGGTTTGTCTCCAACGATGGAACAGACGTTGCATCTACCAATACCTGCTGAACAGGATCAGATGTTGGGTCATAGTCGATAGAGCCCATGACTTGACGAGCTCTTTCGATTAATTGCGGTGTTGGATAAAGAGGTAGTTTTAAACCACTCTCTTTAAGCTTAGCTTGTAAATTCTGCTGCGAGCGCTCGGAAGCCTTCTTGGCTCCCACCTGCTTCGACTGCAAATGTTCTTGTTCCAGCATCACTGATCAAGGTAATTAGTACATTTTTTGACCAGTCATTCTCATCAATTTCTTCCAGCAGTTTACGCAGGAACTCAACTACATCGTTGTCTTCATTCGCTTCTGCAGCATTAATATCTGCTTCTAGTGAAGTGCCTGACATAAAAGTAGTAGAGTCGTTGCACAGATTAATTACCAGTGACCCTGCACCTTCTGCAAGCACTCCATTTGAAGCGATATTAATTAGATCAGTAAGAATCAGTTCAGCAGTAGCAGCAAGAAACTTTTGCTCTTGCTCCTTCTCTTCTCCGAATTTGTCTGAATGAATTAATTGCTGAAGTAGATCTGTACGTCTAGACATAATGTAATGACTCTTTCAATAGGATAAGTTAATTAAAACTCTGATGTGGGATCTTCATCATTAGTTTCGTGATCTTCTGGTTGTTCAAACAAGCCTGGAGAATCTGGTTTCGTCTGACTGATGTGACGTCCGTTAAGCATATCTACCATGACAGCTTCAAAACGTTCATCAAACATTGAGTTTGGATTAAGTATGAGATCTTCCCGTTGATCCAACCCTTCAGACATAGCAATCTTCTCCTGTTCTTTTACTGCTTGCTGGATCATATACTCAGCAATCTGTTGCCTTAGTGTATGCAACTCACATGCAAGTTCAAAACTTTCTAGATAGCTATCGTGGTCTACAAATACCCCAATATTTTGAGGAATAAGATGGAAGGGATTGCAACAATACTTGTTCCCACAAGTAGTTTTAACACCAGTGAATCCAAGATCACCCCATGTAAACCACATCGCAACACGTTGAGGATGGTGCTGTGTCGATGATGAGATGCCATGCCTTCTCCATGCAAATTGAGGTTGCTTAGTTCTTTTATTTATGCATCCGTTCCATTCCCAGCATTCATCTGGATCAGCCATGTCTACTAATGACCAGAACCTAAGAGCTTTTACTCGATTCTTTTTTAGTAACTTTGATATATCAAAGGACATTCGCCCTTCACGTGCACCGGCTACGCAGCGAACACAAGCCTGGTGGCTGTCATAGCGCATGCTGTGGGAAGAGAATCTCCCAAGGGAATGTCCTGAGTAAAGGCAAAGCTCTCCCTCCTCAGCTGTATTAGACATCTGTTTGACGCGCCTGCCATAAGCATGACCGCCAACTTTTTTAGAAGGTTGAGCCTCAGCCATTAGAAAGATCCCTCAGGTTTTACATATGTCCCACCATGAGGTGGGTATTGATCTTCAGTGTCGAGTGATTCGAGTTGATTATTAATCATGTACTCGTAACGAGTGGAGTTCTCGTATTTGATTCGAACTAATTTTGAGCTTGGGGTGTAATACTCTGGTCGTCCAACAACCAAAGCATTCATCCCATTAGTTTGCACACGGACACGCAGCCCAATTTTGATATCGGAAGCAAGCATATTAATACCTTATATATTGTTTAGTTTAATTAGAAGTCGTTCAAGATATGGGATTCATCTAAAGGATCATCTTTTGGACGTTGCCAAATACGAATCGATTTAGATTTACCATTAGCGTCTTTCCTGCTTGTTACCAAACGACGCCACCCCATTGACTGAAGTACATCAGCAACACGGCGTCCTTCACGACGTGACTGGTTGCGAGGGTCAAGCTCCAGTGCATGTGTAAGCACATCGGCTGCAGTGACCTCCTGCTTGATTGAAACGTAAGCTCCAATCTTGTCTAACCAAGGATCTGGATCACCAAACTCTTGGATGTATTCCGAGATTGCAGCAATCTCACCACTGTTGAATTCATATCCAACGCCGCTACGGTAAGCATGTACCGCCGCTGCCCATAGACTATCTCGTTCTTGCTCTAATTGCTTCCAAGGAATCTGAAATCCTCCTGCAATTTCTAGTGGAACGAATCGTCTATTGCCAGTACTGTCAACAAGGAATTGATTCCTATTGGTAGTGCCAATCATCACAAAGCGACGTGGCAACTTCGATGGGAGTGATGCATATGGATAACGAACCTCATCCACTCGACTTGTGATTAGGTTCTTAAAGTTCTCAATGTTCCTGACATTGAAGTAGTTATCGATCTCAGGTAGCTCAAGCAGCCATGCCATATGCAGGCGGTACTGCTCTTTCATCAGAGTCTCCAAAGGAATGGTGATCTCTGCAAACAGGGCATCAGGTACCAAGTTCCTTGCGAACATGGACTTACCTACACCCTGAGCACCCACAAGAATGGGTAGCCAGGACATGGATGCACCTGGGTTGTAGGCACGAGCTACTGCACCAATCATCATGCGTTGCATGGCAAGAGTTGCTAGCTGATGCTTGTTACCTAGGAAGACTTCTCCAATACGGTCCCAATCTTTATGCGGGATCGCATGTGCTGCACAACTATCAAGGTACCGAGTGATCGGGCAGTAACCAGTTTTACCTGCTGCGTACTGAATAGCTGACTTGATACGCGGCTCAGGAATGAAGACCCCGTACTCACAAGCAAGCTTGGTAGTCATGATGTCTAGGTCATTACCTTCGAGCTGAACAACTTTCCCGTTGGGGTCGTCATACTCAATGGCATTCGTAAGTCTGTTCTTACGTAGACCAGTCAAGATTGCTTTGACTTTATCTACGTCAGCTTCACGTTCTTTGGCAGCATCATCACTGCTTTTCTTTGGTCGTCCACGTTTGGCAACCTTTTTGGAATCCGGTAAGGGTTCCGGTTCAAACTGCATAGTTTCTCCTTTTGCTTGTCGTATAACCTCTTCAAAACTGACCAAAGGATCAGTCTCTGTATAACCAACTGCTCCACCAGATGCACCAAAGCGCACATCACGGGGAAGCTTACTAGTCCAATTAGGATCTTGCTTTTTTGCAAGCGAATAAAGTTTAGTATGCCCAGCATATTTGCCGAGACCTTTCCACTTAAACGCACGAATGTTTTCTTCTTTGTGACCGTGGTGGCCACGAATGACCCAGTCAACCCAGTCATCAAACAGAACGCCACCTACACCAGCACAAGCTGCCATGACAGGCACGTAGTAAGACTCGTACTCATCGTCATCAGATGGACGCAGGAACTCTCGAAGGAGCCACTGACATCGCCTTACGTCAATATCCTCACAGTCTGAATGTACAAACTCTGTAGGTTCGTCGTAATCAATGTCAGTCAGTAGGAATTCAGGAACCAATGCACCATCATTAAGACGATGACGGGTAGCTGTATTGCCATACCAAAGGCGCTCAGGTTTTTGTCCACAGTTATCTTTGAGATCATCGAGCTGCAGATCGGCAAGCAAACGGTTAACGATTAACCAGTAAGCACCACGATGCTGTCTAGAAGATTCAAGATCAATTTCTAATGCAAAAATCGCACGGAATCTGTGCTCTTCTTCTGTGTGACTTGCAGAAGTATAAGTAGCAAGGCACCACTCTTTAGCAGTTGTGGTTTCCCAAAACTTATCAAGAGTAGTGTCGCCATCAAAGTCAATGACAATGATGTTGCTACCAGCTGCATTATCTGCACGCCTGTGTCGATCAATAAAATGAGTGGCGCACCAGCCGTAGCCATGCTCCACCCATCCGAGTAGCCAGTCAATGCTGACTAATACATTTGACCAACCACGAGCAACCAGTTGTGGGTTGCTTTTATTTTGGCAGTTCTTATTGACTGCTATCTTCAGTATCTTTTGCACTCTCCATCTCATGAAATTGTTGGGCTCTTTTCAAAAACTTTGCTTCGAATCTGTCCAGCTGATCGGTATCTATAAAGATACCTTGAGAGGTTTCTGGAGTAGAGACAATAATCAAAGCTACATCACATTTATATCCTGTTCGTTCAGCTAACGCGAGGCGGTATGCCGCCATTTGCTGAGCGCACTTTTGATACTTCCTAAATCCACCAAAACCTAAGCGGTCTCCTTTCTCAGGAAACACAGCAGAGTAAGGAGCGTTACTGGTTTTAAAGTCAGCAATTATCTTTACCCCACCTATTTCTCCGATCAAGTCAGGACAACCAGCGTACAAATGTTCTGTTGACCAGACATATGCAACTTCGCGGTCATCACTTCTGAGGTGATTCCAGTCAGGACGTAAGGGACGTTCCGACCAATGAAGTGTATCAAACCAATCTAGGTATGGTGTGATTCCATTCCAGAAGTCTTGATATTCTTCAGAAACTCCGGGATCTAATCCACGGAGATAGTTTTCACAACCAAGGTGAATAGCAGAGCCACGAGTTGAGGCTGCTTCTAATGCACCAGGGTTGTTCTTCTGCCAGTTACGTAAGCCAGCCTTAGCCTTTTCAGTTTCTGTAGCAGACAGGACTGTTGTAACCGAAGGCATATACAGACCTGAACAAAGGTACTTTCTATAACCGCTCGGAGTTTGTATCCGATACGGCTTATCAGTAGTCACCCTCTTCTACCTGCTCTTGAAAGTTCTGCGAATACGTTGCGCCTGTATCTGTAACAGTGGTTTGCTCCTGAAACATGGCATACAGTTGCCCCACTGCGTTACCTACTGCTTCTGTTACCTGTCCAATTGCTTCAACACGCTGAGTCATAAACGAAACTTCGTTCCTCATATCTGCAACTTCTTGACGCAATGCAATGGTGTGATCCATCAGGGAAGGCACTTTTGGAAGGGGCCTTGTTGCTAGTGGTCGTTGCGGAGCATCGGGTACAACGGGTTCAGCAGGAACGGTTGCTTGTGCTCCTGCGATGATCTGTGCAATGCGTGCCTGCATTTCAGGTGGCAAGTTATCCATATTTGAATTAGTCATTAGAATTCAGTTTCCTCTTCTACTTTTTTAGTTGCAGTTGTTGTCCCTACATGGGCTCCACGTTTGTCGGTTCCACCAGCAGGAAGACCTTTCTCATCGACTTGTTTGCCATCGAAAGGATCCTTGCCTTCAAAGAAATTAGGAAGCCAGATGGTGTCCTTCTCTTTGTCCCAAGTTGACTTAATTTTATCTGGCACC